TCGCTCATCTTCCCACCTGCCGCTGGCGAACGAGCATGCGCTGCTCGTGATCCTTCGCGCACTCGGGACAGCAGTAGCGCGCGCCCGGCGCCGGCGGATCGCCGCAACCGTTCAGGCATTCGGTGAGATTTTCCGGGATGGCAGGCTTCGCGCGCGCCGCCGCGATCTGCGCGCTCAGGATGCGCTCGGCCTGCTCGTTAGCGATGTCGATTTCGTCGGGCATGATGAACCTCAAAAGGGAATGTCGTCGTCCATGTCGTCGAAGCCGCCGCCGGCCGGCGGACGCTGCGCGGGCTGTGCGCGGCCAGTTGCATCGGCGTAGCTGTTGCGCTGGGCTCCGCGTTGCTGTTGCTGCTGCTGGGGTGCGCGCTGCTGCCGCTCGCCGCCGCCGCCGAGCATCTGCATCTTCTCGCCGACGATCTCGGTCGTGTAGCGATCCTGGCCGGATTGATCCTGCCACTTCCGCGTGCGGATGCGCCCCTCGACGTAGACCGACGAGCCCTTGCGCAGGTACTCGTCGACGATCTCAGCGAGGCGGCCGAAGAAGGCGACGCGATGCCATTCGGTCGCTTCCTTCATGTCGCCGGTCGCCTTGTCCTTGTAGCGATCGGTCGTTGCGAGACGGATGTTGGAGATTGCGTCGCCGCTCGGGAGGTAGCGGGTTTCCGGGTCGGCGCCGAGATTGCCGACGAGGATGACTTTGTTGACGGATGCCATGTCGGGCTCCTTGATGGGTTAAGCCCGCCGCGCACTCTGAAAAGCGGTCGGGCCGCAAATCGCACCAGTGGTGCGGAAACAGCACCATACCGTGCGGCATGGTGCCGTGCCAGAGGGTTGCCCCTCACAACTGCGTCCGGCCCTCTCCGCGAGGGTGCCCGGCATGGCTGATTGGCGGATGCCGCCGCCTATCCAGACGCATGTGTGAAGGTGCCGGTTACGGGTTCCGGCGTCCGCCCGATCGTGCGGCCGATTTATGCGCGGCCGAGCCGCGCGTGGGTTTTGCTTACTCGCCCTTCGGCGGCACGCCCTTGAACGCGTGCAGTCCGGTGCCTTCGGCGATCTGCTTGTGCAGGTCCGCAACTGCGACTTCGAGAACCTTGTGCGGGCGGTCCAGCTCGTACCACATCGTCAGCTTCGGGCCGTTGAGGCGGTAGCGGAACTTCGCGACGAGGCGATCGCCGACCGTCGATCCGTCGAAAACCGGGATCACGATCTCGATGCGCTCCGGCACGCTGAACTGCCCCTTCTGGCCGGCGCTCGCTGCGATCGTCTCCTCGAACTTGAATTGCAGCTCGCCATTCGCGAGGCGCGTGCCGCTCGCGAATTCGACGCCCTTCTTCGCCTGAAGGGTCGAGGCGATTTCCAGCATGTCGGCCGCCGGCGGCACGTTGACGTCGGGCAGGTTGCGCTCGATGAACAGCGCGAATTCTTCCTGCGTCATGTGCTTCTGGTCGGAGCCCGTCCAGGTGAGCCATTCCTTCGACAGCGGCGCGTTGTACTCGGCGCGGAAGTCGCCCCATGCCGGCGAGTAGCCGCTGTTGTCGTTCAGCACCGCGACGAACTGCGGCTTCGGCTCGATGCGGTAGTAGAGGCGCGTCATGCCGATGGGCCCGGTCTTGAGTTCGTTCACGTAGGCGATGAAGCTCGCCGCGTCGAGGAGCGTCGCCGTGCCCGTGTGGCGCGTCGGACGGTCGAGCAGGTGATCCAGCTCGACGGCGCGGTGGCCCTCCGGCAGGATCGCGACGGGCGTGCCGTTGACGTCGCGGATTTCGGCGAGGGCGGTGCCGGCGTCGAGCGCGGCTTGGATGTCGGTCTTTTCCATAGTTTCGGTAACGGTATAGGTCGTGGTTGAAAGGTGCTGCGTCGGTGGTGCTCGGGCTTACTCGCCGCCGGCTGCCGCGCGCGGCTGGAGCGGGGCGGCGGTCGTGGCGTCCTTGCGGGCCTGCAATTCCTGATCGACCGAGCGGATGCCTTCGAACGTCTGCTGGCGCGGGTCTTGACGCGTGAGGTTGCCCTCCGGCGTCGCGAACATGATCGTGCTGCCCTTTTCTTCCTTCGGGAGCACAACCTTCAGCTCGTCGGCGATCTCGATCTGTCCGCCCTTGCCGGACTTGAATGCGAGGGTCAGCGTGATCTTGCCGGCCTTCTGAGTGCTCGCGACCTTCGTAACGACTTCGTTGATCGCGTCGGTGAGCTCGTTGTGCAGCTCGCCGTAGCGGAGCTGGACGAGCGTGTCGTTGAACGGCTTCGGACCTGCCATGATGCTCTCTCCTTGAACGTGGTACTGCATCAAAAAACCCCGCCGCGGGGGTCGCGACGGGGGTGAAAATTGGCGGAGGCGGTGAGATTCGAACTCACGATACGCTCGCACGTATGACGGATTTCAAATCCGCTGCCTTAAACCACTCGGCCACGCCTCCATGTTCGTCACGCTGCGATCTTCCGCACCTTCTTTGCCGCCTCGCGGGCGATGCGGGCCGCTTGCTCGGCTGCCGCCTTCGCGCGATCCGCTTCCAGCTTCGCCGAGAGCTCGTGGCCCGCGCGGACCATCGCGCTTGCGCCTTCCGGCGTGCTGACGTCCAGGTCGATTTTTGCCACGTAGCGCAGGAAGATCAAGGTGCGGATCGGGCGCGGGATGCTCTTGCGCTTGCCGACTTCGAACCAGTGCCCCGATGCCTGATTGCTCCCTACGCTGGTCCAGAACGCGCGCTGCGTCATGCCTGACGCGATGCGGAGCTGCTTCGCCGCTTCCGGCGTGATGTCCTTTTCGGTCGTGATGTCCATGTGTCCGGCTGATTTCATGGTTGGTCTAGGCGTATGGTGCGACTATCGAACCACAATGTCAAGGAACTCCGTTTGCAAAAGCAATGGAATGTTGCAGAATGCAGACCAAAGGGAAACGAGCGGATGTCGAAAGTGAAAAAGAAATACTTCCTCGACTTGATGGAGGGGCGAAAGCTGTCCCTCCGCGGCCTCGCGCAAAAGATGGACATGCAGCACTCGCAGCTCAGTTTGACACTGAGCGGCCAGCGCAAGATGCAGCTCGACGAGGCGGCGAAGCTGTCACAGATCTTCGGACGCCCGCTTGCCGAGATAGCGGTGGCTGCCGGTGTCGAGGTACGGCCCACGTCCGGCAAGCGCGTCGACGTGATCGGTTTCGTCGGAAAAGACGGCACGCTGACCATAAACCCGAAGGAACTCATCGAGCGGGCCGACGCCCCGCCGAACCTGCCGGACGGCAGTGTCGCAATCCAGTTCCGCACCAACGAGTCGCCGCTGGAATGGATGGACGGCTGGGTCGCCTTCGGCCAGCAGGGCGACGCCGTGTCGCCCGAATCCTACGGCCGGTTCAGCATGTGCAAGATCAAGGACGGCCCGATCGTCGTCGCAACGCCTAAGCGCGGATACCGCGAGGGCACGTTCAACCTGTCGGGCCCGTACCCGCGCGAAAACGCGCCGCTCGATTGGGCGTGCCCCCTGTTGATTTGTCGGTTTTGAGCACCGCCGCGCCCACAAAAGTGGTTGCGTTTTCGAAACACTCGGTCTTACAATGCAATCGTGCCGCGATTACCGCGGCATTTTGCTCCGCACGAGACAGCACTGCACTGTGCGGCACGACACTACACCGAGGAACAGACACCATGCAGATGATCCGCGAAACTCTGACCTTCAAAAGCGAGCGCGAATGGCTCGCGATGCGGGCCAAAGACCTGACGTCGACCGAGGCCGCCGCGCTGTTCGACGCGTCGCCGTACTACACCGAGTTCGAGCTGCACCAGATCAAGACCGGACGCCTCTCGAAGGAGTTCGAGGAAAACGAGCGGATGAAGTGGGGCACGCGGCTCGAAAACGCGATCGCCGCCGGCATCGCGGAGGACTACGGCCTGATTGTCGAGCCGTTCAAGGTCTACATGCGCATCCCGTCGCTGCGCATGGGCTCGTCGTTCGACTTCAAGATCGTCGGCCTCGTGCCCGGCCACGCCGACAACGAGGCGCGCGCGATGTTCGAGAAGCACGGGCCCGGCATTATGGAAGTGAAGAACGTCGACGGCCTCCAGTTCCGCCGCGCGTGGATCGAGGACGGCGACGCGATCGAGGCGCCCCCGCACATCGAATTCCAGGTGCAACACCAGCTCGAGGTCGCGGACCTCAACTGGAGTCTGATCGCGCCGCTCGTCGGCGGCAACACGCCGAAGCCCGTGATCCGCGAGCGCGACGGCGAGATCGGCAGCCTGATCGTCGAGCGCGTCGCGAACTTCTGGGCGCGCGTCGACGCCGGCGTGTCGCCGGAGCCGAACTACACGAAGGACGCGGACACGATCGGCAAGCTGTACCTCGAAAACGACGGCAGCACGCTCGACCTGACCGACAATCCGCGCGTGTTCGAGCTCTGCCGCGAGTACAAGGCGGCCGGCGCCGACGAGAAGGCGGCCAGCGAGCGCAAGAAGGCGGCGAAGGCCGAGCTGCTGACGATCATCGAGGCGGCAAAGACCGTGCGCGCGGCCGGCTTCAGCATCTCGGCCGGCACGAACAAGGAGTCGTTCCGCGCCTACGATCGCGAGGCGCAGGAGCGCGTGACGATCACCATCAGCAAAATCCCGGCGGCCCATATCGAGGCCACCGTCCCGCCGTTCCGAAACGTGCGGATCACGGAGAAGAAGGCCGCCGCCTGACGTCCAACCAGCAGTGCGGCACGGTGCCGCACTGCATCACCATCCGAGCGAGAAATGAGCGAGCAAATGAGCAACGAGCAGCAGCCCAAGCAGCCCAACCCGATCGTCGAGTTCCGTGCCAAGCTGGAGAACGGCATGCGCGCGGAGATCGAGAAGGCGCTGCCGCCTGACATCGACGTCGACCGCTTCATTCGAACGGTCGTCACCAGCGTGCAGATGAACCCGGACCTGCTGTACGCGGATCGGCGCAGCCTGATGGCGGCGTGCATGCGCGCCGCGCAGGACGGCCTCATGCCGGACGGTCGCGAAGCGGTGCTGAACATCTACAACACGAAGGTCAAGATCAAGGACGACCGCGGCCGCACCGTCGAGGAGTGGGTGCCGATGGTGCAGTTCCTGCCGATGGTGCGCGGCATCCTGAAGGTGATGCGCAACACGGGCGAGATTGCCGACGTCGACGCGGCGGCAGTGTACGAGCGCGATCACTTCAGGTTCACGCGCGGCGACGATCCGCGGATCGAGCACGAGCCGTATCTGGGCGAGGAGGAGCCGGGCAAGATCATCGCGGCCTACATGATCGTGAAGCTGATGAACGGCGAAGTGCACCGCGAGGTCATGCCGCGCCGGGACATCGAAAAGACCCGGCTCGCGTCGAAGAACGCGGAGGGCGCGAACAGCCCGTGGACGAAGTGGTACGACCAGATGGCGATCAAGGCCGTCATCAAGCGCGGCTCGAAGCTGCTTCCGACGAGCTCTGACCGCCTCGCGCGCGTGATCGAGCACGACAACGAGGCGTCCGGATTCGTCGCGTTCAACCAGCGCGGCGGCGATGCGTCGGCCGTCATGCTCGAAAACAATGCGCCGCCCCCCAAGTCGGGCGATGGCGGCGCCGCGGCCACGGCCGCCGTGACCGACCAGCGCGCGGAGCAGGATCAGCGCCGCCCGTCGCGCATGGCGAACATCGTGAACAAGGCGCGCGCCGCCGAGCCCGCTGTCGCGTCCGGCGCGCGCCCCGCCGCCGGCGGTCTGCCCGCCGATCAGGCGCCGATGGAGGCCGCCGAGTGAGCCGCGATCCGAACGCCGGGAAGTATCAGCGCATGGCGAAGCGGGAATTCGCCATCGCGCGCCGCGTGCTCGCCGATGCCGGCGGCGAGCTGGAATGGAGCACGCACGACTACGAGGCGTTTCGCTTCGTCGCGCCGGGCGTGCGCCTGATCTTCTATCCGCACACGACGAGCTCGACAGGCAACGTCAGCATCCGCGTGCGCGACAGCGGTAGCAACGACAAGGCACGCGCCGCGCGCCTGATGGCGCTCCTGTACATCGGGGCAGGGAACAACAACACGTTCTCCTGGAAGGGAATGAACTTCAACGCCGTCCTCCGCATCAAGCAGGATGCCGGGCTGGAATACGGATGGGCCGAGCAGGGGGCGCGATGAATAGAGCACAACGCCGCGCCGCGGCCCGGATGAAGCCGGGCCGCGTGCGCAAGCTCCCGCGCTTGCATCAAGCGCTCATGCTGTCCGACGCGCTCCCGACGTCGACCGAGGACAGCATCGTCACGCAGAAGATCAAGCTCCTGGCCGGCATCGCCGCGCTGAAGGACGGCACGTTCGGGTATCCGCAGCTCTGCGAGTTCCACGACTTCATCGCGCTCGCGCTGCGCTTCTGCGATCAGTTCAAAGACGAGCGCCTGCGCGGCCCCGCCGAGGAGTGCGCGGTAGCGCTCACCGGCATCATGGAGCGACACGTCGCGCGCGGCATCTACACCGCGACCGGCGACGAGCTGCGCGCGCTTCAGTCTTGGGTCGAGGAAATCGCCGAATACCTCGGCTCGTTCCCTGAGATGACGATCAACGCGCTGCGCGCCGACCTCGTTCAGGAGGAGTTGGAGCTGCGCGCGCGAATCGCCGCCGAGAAAGCGAAGGAGGCATCGTGAACACCCCAAAAACGCACAGTGAGTTCCGTCACCGCCCGTTCCTGCGAGCGCTCACGCCGGAGCAGCGCCGCCGCTGGCGCGAGATGCGCCGGGCCCGGACGATGAAGCCCCTGTACAACTCGCAGATTCCAGCGCGGTAGGGGTTGAAGTGGCGGCGCGGTTTGATTATCGAACCAGAAAGGCACAATCGAACCGCGCCCGCCCATGAACACCGCTTTCCTCCTGATGGCTCAATACGACGGCCGCGCCGTCATCCCCCTCGATCTGGTGTGCCGCGACTACTTCGCGCACCTGTCTCCCGAAAAGCTCCAACGGAAGGTGCTCGATGGCGACATCACCTTGCCGATCGTGCGGATGGAGCGCTCGCAGAAGTGCGCGAAGGGCGTGCACCTTGCCGACCTCGCCGCGTATCTCGACGCACGGCGTGAGGATGCGGCGAAGGAGCTGCAACAGCTACGGTCGCGCTGACCTCCTCGCCCTTCTTCTTCGGCCGCGGCGGCGCGACAGGCTGATCGATCGCGATCTGCGTCCACTTCCAGCCCTCGTACCGGTCGCCTTTGCCCTTCAGGTTCGTGTACCGGCGCAGCATGTTCCAGTCGCGATGCAGGCTGACCTTCGCCACGTCGGGAATGTTCCAGCCCATCTCGAACAGCCGCGTCACGCCGGCCCGGCGCAAGTCGTGGAACCGCAAGTCCTCAATCTCGAGCCAGTCGCACGCGCGCAGGAATTGCGCGCTGATCGCGTCGGTCGTGTACGGGAAGATGCGATCGTGCGTGCGCGGCATCGACTTGATGATCGCCAGCGCCTCGGGCGTGAGCCGCGATTCCTGATCGTTGCCCTTCTTCTTGCGCGGGTGCTTCACGTCCCGCACGATCTGCGTGCTCTCCTCCTCGTTGAGGTCGGCCCACATGATCCTGGTGATCTCCTCCTGCCGCCGGGTCGAGAAGATCGCGAACAGCATGATCTTGAGCATCGGGGTCGCCCACTTCCGGCGCCGCGCCATGTCGTAGAAGTAGGCGCAGAGCTTCTCCAGCTCGTCCATCGTCGGCACGCGCGTGCGCTCCTGCGACCGCTCGATGAGCCCCATCTTCCAGCATACCGCCTTGGCGCTTTCCATCGCCTGCGCGTCGAGCTTGACGCCCCATGCCGGTGCCGCAATGTCGAACACGCCCGTCATCAGCATCAGGTCGCTCAACACCGTGGCCGGCGTCACGCCGTCGCTCTCAACACGCTCGCGCGCGAAGTTGACGATTGCCTGACTGTCGATCTGGGATGCCTTCAGGGCGCCGAACGGCCGCTTCGATACCGCCGTGAGCGTCGCCTTTCTCGTGCGGCCCATCGGGGAGACGACTTCCATTTCCTTGATGTAGCGCGCGATCAGCTCGCTCAGGGTGGGCTCGGGATTGAGGATTGTCTCCAGCGCACCGGGCTCGCTCAGTTCCGTCTCGCGCCGCTTGATCCACGCCTCGGCGGCCTGCTTGCGCGCGAACGTCTTTGTCTCCTTGTGAACGAGCTTTCCGTCGCGGATCACGCGGACGCGTGCCATATAGGAGGGCGTTCCGTCGAGACGTTTGCGGGTAGTGATCGTGCCCATAGGTGGTACATTGCCCTCCGATGCAGGTGGTACTCGTCGATGTACCATTTGATGTACCACTGCATGGTCAAAAACAAGCGGAAACGGCGGGAAATGGTGTGGAAAGATCACCATGTTTCGAAATTAGAGCCGGGCGCATATGGCGAATTCGATTGTTGAATCAGTGGCTTACTCGAGATGGCGCTTCTGTTGCGCGCCCATGATGGAGTGGACCGACGCAAAAATTTCCCGTGAAGCGCCAGCGCGATAGCCGCGGCGCGGCGGCGTATGTGCCAGAAATGTACCAACCGATGTCCGCTCTTTTCGGTGATTATTTCGCACCACACCTATCTAGCTCAACCTAATCATCTGGAATTGCTATATAATCCAATCTCCATCAACGCGCGGGAGCGCCAAGGAGAAAGGAGTGAGCACATTACCGACCGGCACTGCCGGGCAGGCCGTGATCGACGCGGCCCGCAACTTCGCACTTACAGGGGAGGGCTTCGACGCGATGTGCCGCGCGATCGAAGCCTACGAAACGCAGCCCGCAGCAGCGCCGCAGGAAGGGTTGACGGTGCGGCAAATCAAGGAAGTGTGGCATCGGGCGAACGGGGAAGAACTGGAGAACACCGAGTTCGGTGAAATGGTCATCGAATTTGCTGGAGCCCTACTCGCCGAGCAATCCGCCGCCCCTGTCGAGCAGCCCGCAGCAGCGCCGATCGAGGAAATGATCCGCTTCTGTCCCGAGTGCGGTCATCTCGGCGATATCACCGCCGGCTACGAGGCGTGCTGCCCGGACTGGTCGCAGGCGCGCGTCGTGCCGAAGCGCTTTGCGGAACTGTGCGCCGAGACGTTCAGGCTCTGCGTGAGCCAGCCATTCCCGAAGTCGTCGGCCGCGCAGTCGGACGAGCGGACGGCGCTCCCGCAAATCCCTGATCTTGTGAAGGCGATGGCTTGGCTGACAGTCAGCCTGCGCACCGAACTGTCCAGGCTCGACGACAACACGCACAAGGCGCTCGATGAAGTCGAGGCGCAGCTCTCGTGCGTTCGGGCGCTCACGAACGGCGCGATAGATTACGAAGCGATGGTTGCTGCCCGCGCCTCCTCTGCCAACGAGACTGGGGCGGAAGGGGCGGCTGTCGCATGGATGAGCACCGACGATCCGCGCGACTGCATCTCCGACGCGAAGAAGCGCGACATGATCGAGCATGCCGGCGCACCAGGCGCGCGACTGGCTGAGAAATATTCGATCGCGCTCGGCGTGATCACCCCCGCGCAGGCGGCGGAACCGGTGGCGCTATCGGGCACGATGATGATCGAAGCGGCCGCGCGTTCCGGCCTGCGTGCGACGATGGGCCGCCTGAACGCAACGGACATTCTCGATCCGCTCGAAGCCTACACGCTGGACGTGCTCAGGCAGATCGGCGCCGCCCCGCAGCTTCCCGCGCAGGCAGACGCTCGGGAAGGGCTGACGGACGAGCAGATCGAGGAAGCAATCTACCAGCACATCCCGCCCAAGGTTGCGCTGATGAACGCAAAAGCGCTCCACGCGATGGCGCGCGCCCTCTATCCGGGCCAGCCGGAGCCGCGCGCCGAGGTGACGGCCGCTGCGCGTGACGTGCTCGCCGAGCGCCGCCGTCAGGTCGAGCAGGAAGGATGGACGCCTGCTCACGACGACGCGCACTCGACGGGCGACATGGCGCTCGCGGCAGCCTGCTATGCCGCGGCTGATAACGAAAACTACCCGCCGGCCGAGCCGCCCGATCTCTGGCCGTGGGATGCCAACTGGTGGAAGCCGACGGATGAGCGTCGAAACCTGGTGAAGGCCGGCGCGCTCATTCTCGCTGAGATCGAACGGCTCGACCGTGCGGCCGCCCGCGCAGGCGACGCTCAGGGAAGGTAGACGAAAAAAGCCCCGGCCGAAGCCGGGGCAACCCCATTGCCAAAGGGGGGAGGAGACACCCTATTCGCGCGGCGCGAGGCACACGTCGCGCACGTAGCTTTGCAGCGCGGTCAATCGCCGGATTGCGTCGTCGCCGTCACCGGCAATTCCTGCCAGTTCGCCCGCAACCGCTGGGTCAAGTTCGGCTCGGCCGGCTTCATTGTCCACGCCGGCGGGGGCGGCGGAACCGGGCACGCTACCGCCGGCGGGGGCGGCACATTTTGCGCGGACGTACACGCGCTGAGTGCCGCTGCTGAGACGGCCACGAAGATCAGCGTTTTCAGAGTTCGCATGATTCAGGTCGGTTTGAAGTTGATCGATCTGCGCGACCTTCTCGCGCATGTCCGATTCGGCTTTGCGGGCCTTCTCCGAAGCCTCGGTTGCAGCGTCGGAGAGCCGTTTCGCTTCGAGCGCATGGGCCGCTTTGAGCTCGTTGACCTCGGCGACGCGCCGCGCGTGCTCCACGTCGACGCCGACCCAACAGCCGGCGGCAAAACAAGCGGCGGCCGCCACGATGGCGCCGATGATTGCCCACGGGTTCAACGGATTCATTGCGCCCCCATGCACTTGTCGTAGCGCTGCTTCTGACGTGTCCACACGCCCCAGCAGCGCTTGTTCGGTTTGCCGTTGACGAGCGTGCTGCAATCGTAGCCGGCAGCGAAACGGTAATTCAGCAGTGCCTTGCACGCCGCCGCGTACTCGCCCGCGATGACGTAGCGCCGCATGCTGGACTTACGCCAGTTGCCGATGCCGTACTGGCCGACAAAATCCAGGTACACGTCGTACTCGTCCTGATACAGCCGCGTGTCGGGCGGCAGCGAGGCGCGCAGGTCGCGCTCGTCCTTCGCCATGAGATTGCGCGCCAGCTCGGCGGCGCGCTTGCGGGTGATGGTGTCGCCCATCTTCACGGGCGTTCCATCCTCGTACCGCGTAGAGCCGTGTCCGATGGTCGGCACGTCGCCTTTCGTCGGGATTTCGGCTTTCGGCGCGAATCCCTCGCTGGCGACCCACGTGGCGAATGCTGCGGCGCTGACGGTCAGTGCGCCGATCACGGTGCGCGCGCGATTACCCATCGTCGCGCTCCGCTGCCGCTGCCGGGCGGACTGAAACCCACCCCCGACGCTCGCAGATCGGGCGAAGGACTTCCCTCCAGAACTTCGCCCCCATCAACCACATCGTGTAGCAGAAGGCGGCAAAGCTCGCCGCCTCCGACCACGACGTGATACCCACCATCGCCCAAACGCTGGCGATTTTCGCCAGCAGGCTGAACCCCGATTCGGTCTGATTTTCCATGTGGAAGCGCGGCCCCGTAGTCCCATTTTCCCGGTGCGATTGTAGCACCACGGTTAGACAGCAGAACCACAATTCGCGGCCGCGCGCTACTGCACAACAGAATACCGTGTCAGTTTGTGCGGCGTAGAGCTGCATGGTGCGGCACAGTGCGGAGATACCCTATGGCAACCCCGAAGCCGCGCCCGCGGCCCTCCTCATCAGGAAAGAGGCAGAAAGTGACCCAGCACGACGTCCCGTGGACCGAAGGCGATCCGACGAAAACGCGATCGCTCAACGTCCCATTCCCGGAGCCGCTTTGGTTGCAGCTCGACTATCTCGTGAAGAACCGTGCGATCGGGTCAAAGCTGTCATTCATCCGCGACGCGGTTGCCGAAGCCGCGACGCGCGAGGTAGAGAAGCTGCGCCGCGTGCAGGAGGCCGTCCGCCGGATCGAGGAGGAGGACCGCGCGCGGCGGTGATTGCGATATAATGCGGACGTTGCTACAAAGCGTTCGAGGGAAGATTATGAGCAGCATTGAGATAGCAGACGCAAATCCTTGGTATCGCGCTGGCGCCGCCGTGCGGCGGATCGTCAGCAAGCATCCGTTCGCCGTGATCGTCGGCGCGCTGGCGCTCGGGATTTTCATCGGGCAATCAAACCTGTTCGGGTACTCGAGCGCAGAGGCGTGCGCCGCGCAGGCGAAAACGCGATGGTCGGTCGGCGCGTGCTACGAGCTGTACCCCAGCATTCACGACGCGAAGAAGTAACGGAGCGCGCCGAGCGAACCCGGCGCGCCCTGATCCTCACGGCTTCCTGAACGCTTCGATCGCGCCGCGGTACAGCGTTTCCTCCTCGGCTTCCAGCTCCTTCAGACGGGCCCGCTTCTGCTCGGTCGTGAGCGTCGTGTCGACGTTCACAAGCACCTGCTCGTCGCGGATCGCGGCGATCGCCTTGCCGTAGCGCTGCGTCATCCGATCGAGAGACACGAGCTCGCCCTGTTCCGGCCGCGCAAAGATGTCGTCGAGCGCTTCGCCGTCCGCAGCCTTCTTCGCCACGCGGAACTCGTCGGCTGCTTCCTTCGCCTCGCGCGCGAGGTCGTAGTACCGGCTGCGCAGCGGCTTGACGTCGTTCGACTTCCAGAAGTCTTTCACGATCGGCACGTCGTTGCTCGTCATGCTGCCGGCGCTGGATGCCGCCATGCCGGCCGCGCCGATCGAGTCGGTGACGAACTGGCCGAGGCCGCCCGCGTAGGTGCGCCAGATGTACTTCAGCGTCTCGGGGCTGATCTTCGTGATGTCGTTCTCGTAGCGCCGCGCGCCGGTCAGCTCGCCGGCCGCCGCGATCTGTTGCGCGAGCGCGTCGTAGACGGTGCCCTTCGTCGCCCGGTACATCTTCAGGTTATCGGGCAGGGGCTTCGTCGACTGCGTGTCGGGCACGATCTGGCTGCCGAAGCTGTTCCGGTTCGCTGCCGTCTCGGCCAGCGGCTTGATGACGGTCGGCACGGCCGACAGGAACCCGTCGAGCGTATGGTTGTCGCTGTCCGGGTTGTACGCGCCGTGCAGCGGGAAGTAGGCGTCAATGAACGACGACACGATCCGCACGGCCGACTTCATCGCGCTTTCGCCGCGCGTCGCCTCGGCCATCGCCACGCCGAACGCGTAGACCGGCGCGAATTCCTGCGACAGCGGGACGCGCAGCGTGTGATTGCCGATGCTGTAGATGAAGTTCCGCGTGCGCGTGTCCCAGCTCTCGCCGAGCCAGCGGTCCTTGTCGTCGTCCATGCCCGAGGCGCCGGCGAAGAAGCCGAGCGCGGCCAGCATGCCGAGCGCGACGAGCGCCTGACCGCGGTGCTCGCCACTCGCGAGCGTGCGCATCGCGTTCGCCGTGCCCTGAACCGCCGGGTTCAGGAACAGGTAGACCGCGCCGAGCGCCGGCGTCAGCGTGCCCTTGCGGTCGAAGTCGACCGTCACGTTCTTCGCGGCCTGCGCGGCGCGGCCCGGCGCCACGCCCTGATCGCGCAGCGTCATGTACAGCGACAGGCGCAGCGCGTTTTCCGTCGCTTGGTTGGCGATCTCGACCACGTGCGCCATGCCGCTGACGATCTTCCGGCCGGCGACCGCGGCCGCCTTCAGGTTCCTGCCGTCCTTCAGGTAGCCACGTGCACCGTAGGCGTCCTCGTACATGCGCGTGAGCGACTTGCCTTGCTCCTCGAGGTCGGACATCCACGAGGCGCCGGTCTTGCCGCCCTGCATGCGGTATTCCTTCAGGAGCTTGCCGATCTCGCCGGCCGGCTCCTTGCCGGTCGCCGCCCACTGGCCCAGCGCCTTCACCGCGGCCGGGTATTTCGCCCATGCCTTCGCCGCGACGGCCGCGCCCTCATGCCCGACCATGTTGATCGTGCCCGTCAGCGCGTCGCGCGCGGCGTTGCGCAGGATGAACGCCGGGTTGTAGCCGGTGTAAATCTTCGAGAGGTAGCGGTTCACGCCGCGCATCATCTCGAGGATCGGGTGCATCTGGCGCTGATCGAGAGGCCGGAGCTGGCGTGCCAGCGCCTCGTCCTTGATCTGGATGCGCACGGGCTCGCCCTTCACGTACACCATGACCTCGTTGTCCTGGAGCGGCTTCACGAACTCGGCGACGCGCTCGCCGTTCGAGTCGAGCACCTGATACGTGGCAGCCTGCGGGCCCGCGCCCTCGAGGAAGGCGTTGACCTGCGAGCGCGAGATGAACGAGCCGATGGTTTGGCCGTTGCCGTCGACCACGTTGTACACCTTGCCGGCGACGTAGCGCCCGCGCGGCGGCACGCCGATCGTCCAGAGGTCCGGGTCATCGTTCTGCGCGACCAGCGCGAGCAGCGACTGCCGCGCAAGGTTCTTCTCGCCGACGACGACCGCCTGATCGTAGTCGCGCGCGATGTTCTGGAGGATGTGCTCCTCGCGCGCCTCGTGGCCCATCGCGCGCTTGACCTTCGGTCCATACTCGCCGTCGCCCTTCAGCGGCACGTAGTTCTTGTAGCCGTTCGCCAGCGTGTCATAGGTCTGCTGGTCGATCAGGCCGTAGGCCAGCTTCAGGTCGAGCGTCGCTTTCGCGATGTCGCGCGCCTGCTGCGCGATCGCCTGGAGCTCCGTGTTGCCGGCGTACTTCGCGAGGATCGCGTTCGCGTCGGCCGTGGTCATGCCCGAACCGCCGTCCGGCATGTCCTCGTTGATCTGCGCGACGCGCTCGTTCCGCTCCTGCGCGTGCTCGGCGTGCAGCAGCTCCTCGAGCTGTTCGGGCGTGTGCCCGGACTTCGCAAGGCGCTCCATCAGCGGGCCCGTCAGGTTCTTCTTGGCGTCCTCCAGCCGCGCGGCGATGCGGCCGGGCCGGTTCGCCTCGGCGCGGTAGTAGTCGGCCGTGCCGAGCTCCTTCACGCCGGACAGCTCCTTGATGCGCTCCTGAACCTTCTTCACGCGGTTCATGTTGTCCTGCACCGCGGCTTGCAGGCGCTCGAAACGCGACGGGGCAGGCGGCGTCAGGCCGGCATTCGGCTGGCCGGGCTGCTGCGCGCCGACCGAGAAGCGGGCGCCATCGGTCGGGCCGCCGGTCTGGTCGCGCAGCGCGGCCGCGGCGATCGCCCGGAGCTGCGCCGGCGTGACGGCGCCGAGCTGCTTGCCGAAGCGGCGCAGCAGCCACGCCTTCACGGCGCCGATCACGTCGTCGACCCACTTGCGGAACGCGGCGGGCGCCTGCTCGTAGTTCTCGATCGTGTAGGCGCCGAACTCCTCGGCCGTCAGCGTCTCGGGCACCGCGCCCGAGCGTTGCGCGCCCGCAACACGTGCACGGGCCGCGTCGTAGAACTCGCGAGCCCGGCCGCTCGACTGCCGCGCCTGCCGGTGCAGCGACTCGAGGCGGCCCATCAGGTCGGTCCACGCCGCGTTGCCGATCAGCTTCTCGCCGCCCTGGTGGAACGCCTCGTGCAGCAGCACGGGCAGGGCGGTTTCGGGCGTCAGGTTCGCGGCGACCAGATGGATCGTGCCGTCCGGCATCGTGACGCCGCGCACGCCGGCCGGCGCATCCTTGACCGGCAGCGTCTCGGCCGTGTCGTGCAGCACCACACGGTGTTGTGCGATGAGCTGCGACACGGTGTCGCCGAGCGGGCCCGATTTGACGATATTTGCAAGATCAGTCGACGAGAATACATTGCCATTTGCATTCTCATCGCCCATAATTACATTAGAGCGATCAGCCGCAGTATCGGCGGTCACACTAAACGCGCGATTGGCTTCGTTGATCGCGTCGACAAGATCGCCAACAGTTACGCCATTGCCTTGGGAGAGGGCCGGAGCGGAGGCAGGTGCACGTTGTGCAGCGTCGTTTCCGGCAGAACCGATCTCTTGGCGGGAGCCAGTAGAAGGATGGTCCTGCCCTTGCTGCGCCGTATTCGCCCTGCTGGCCCCCACTTTTTCGAGGTTGAATGCTTCAACCGTGTAGAAGATCGAGCGTGCGTTGCGCGCCCGATCTTCCTGCCGGACCTTCATCGAAACGGCGTATAGCGTGCCGTCGACCTCAACAGGCGCCACCAGCGTCGCGTAGCCCGCGATGCCGGTGCGCTCTTTTTTGTCCCCTTCCTCGCTCACGAGCACGCCGTTGCGCGCGATGTCCGCGAGCGCCTTCACGATGCTCATGCGGCGCGGATCGCGGCGGCCGACCGACAGCACCTTGCTGCGGCCGTTCTTCGAGAATTGCACCTGCGCGCCGAGCGATTCGTTCTCGACCGGGTGATCGGTCAGGTTGTCGCGATACCACTCGTTGGCCGTGCGCCAGAGGTCGTCGAGCGACACGTCGAACGTGTCGATCCGCGTGACGGGCACAACCTGATTGCGGTCGATGCCCGGCGCGACGCTGAACTTCGGCGCCTCGTCGGCCGGCTTCTCGCCCTCAACCTCCAGCGTCGCGGCGGCCGCGTCGGACGACGGCGCCGGCGCGTTCTCGGCCGCCTTCTCCGCGGTCAGCTCGGCCTCGAGCTGCTGGAGCTGCGCCATCTTGTCCAGGAGCTCGGCCTGCTCGGGGAAGGGCGCGCCCAGACGGTTGCCGATCTGCTCGACGCGGCGCTCGTTCTGCGTGATGCGCTGCTCGAGCTGCGCGAGCTGGCCGTCGAGCCCGTTCACCTGATTGGCCGCGCGCGTCGCGATGCCGCCGACCGGCAGGTCAGGGTCGAGCGGGAGCTGCACGAGCGGAGAGGGGTCGCCCGGCAAGTCGACGGTAACGGCCGCGATGTACTCGCCAGAGCCCTTGAGCTGCGTGCCGTGGAACATGATCGGGAAGCCGCCGATCTCGCCGATCTGCTCGGCGGTGTCGGCCTCCTTGCCGGCGAGCTCCTTGAACCGGTTGAAGATCGCGTTCGAAAACTCGTCGCGCTTGTCGTAAGCGGTCTTGCCGACCTTGCCGGCGAACTCGCCCGCGCGGATCGGCGTGCGCTTCTCCAGCGCGGCCTTGATCTCGCCGGCGAGCGCGCGGTCGCGCTCGATCGACGTCTCGGCCCAATGCTTGTCGCGCCGGAGCTTGTTCTGGTCGTCGTGGTGCGCAAAGCTCAGGCGCTCCAGACGCTCGACGTCGGCCTTCAACCCGGCGAGCTTCAGGTAGCGCTCGTCGCCGGACGCCAGCGCGGCGGCCATGTCGAACGCCGATGCCTCGGACACGTCCTCCAGCGAGCGCACGCTGTCGTCGCCGTTGAGCGCCTGTTCGATGAACCGCGCCTTGCGGGCGTTCATCCCCCACATGGTGGAGTCGTAGCTGCCCTTCGTCGCCCAGGCGCGGACACGGACCTCCTTGTTCTGGTTGCCCTGCCGCTCGATGCGGCCCTCGCGCTGCTGGACCGACGCCGGGAACCACGGCGCATCAAGGTGATCGAGCGTGTAGAGGCGCTTCTGCACGTTGACGCCCGTTTCCATGTCCTTGCCGCCGACCAGCACGCGCTTTTTGCCCTCGCGCATGTCCGCGAACAGCCGTTCCTTCTTCGCGTGCTCCTTGTTGTCGCGCATGAACGCGATCTGCTCGCGCGGGATGCCGCCCTCGACCAGACGCTTTTCGATCCACGCCTTCATGTCGAAGCCGCGGTTCTTCGCCGACTGCTCGCCGAGCCCGATGTCGGTGAAGATGATATGCGAGGCGCCCTTGAGCGGGTCGACCTTGCCGTTCGTCGTGTACTCGAAGTCGGATGCCGCGTGGTAGTCGGCGATCACGGCGTCGAGCATCTGGTTCAGCTTGCTGTTCGGATCGCTCGGCGCGGTCGGATCGACGAAACGCATGTCGATCGCGGAGAAACGGCCGTCCGCGATCACGTTCAGGATGATGTCCTGCCCCTTCTGCGGCGGCCCCTTGCGGTTGCGGATCGCGGTGATGCGCTGTTCGAGCGCCTTCTGGTACGCCTTGTAGCCGAACGGCTCGGGCGTGACCATGACCTGACGGCTGCCGCCCTCGATCGCCGGGCGATCGACGTACTGCGCGAGCTGCTGGCTGGTCAGGATGTCCATGAACGAGCGCACGCGGCGCATCAGCTCGGGCACGTTCTGGAACTTCGCGAAGCGGCTCACGACCTCGTAGCCGCCGGCCGCGTTCTGCTCGAAGCCCGCAACGATGTCGCCGTACTGGTTGGCCCACGCGTCGAACGTCTCCAGACCATCCTCGGCAAGCTGTTCGGGCTGGAAGAAGCGTTGCGCGGTGTAGAGCTCGCCCATCGTGTTCGTGACCGGCGTGCCCGACGCGGCGACGAGCGCGCGGCCCGGCTTCTTGCTGCGCAGGTATTGGACCTTCATGAACAGGTCCATCGCGCGCTGCGAGCCGGCCGGGTCGATGCCCTTGATGTTGCCCTGCTGCGTCGCGAAGTCGAGTTTGCGGAACTCGTGGAACTCGTCGACGAACAGGCGATCGACGCCCAGCTCCTCGAACGACAGCACCTTGTCCTTCTTCTCGTTGCCCTGCTTCGCCTCCAGCCGGCGCTCGAGCTGTTCGATGCGGCGCTCGATCTGCTTGCGCGTGATCCGGTCGCCCTTGTCCGTCTCGTCGAGCGCTGCTTTCCACTCGTCGATCTGGTCGCGGATGAACGCCGAGGCGTACTCGTCGGACATGCCGATGCGGCCGAACGCCGAGTGCGTGATGATGATCGCGTCCGGGTTGTTCAACGCTGCCTGCGCGACGAACCGGCGGCGGTTGTGCGTGTGGAAATTCTGCTCGTCCGCGACCATGATGTTCGCGGCCGGGTACAGCTCAAGGAACTCGCGCGCGAACTGCGCGAGCATGTGGTTCGGCACCGCGTACATCGGCTTGTTGGAGAGGCCCAGCCGGCGCTCCTCCATGCCCGTCGCGATCATCGTGAAGGTCTTGCCCGCGCCGACCGCGTGCGCGAGGTACATATCGCCTTCCTGAATGCCGCGCCAGATGGCGCGCTTCTGGTTCTCGCGCAGGTCGAAGCGCAGCGACACGCCGGGCAGCGTCAGGTGCGAACCGTCGAACTGGCGCGGCGCGATGTTGTTGAAGTTGTCGTTGTAGTGGTTGACGAGCCTGTCGGCGCGCTTCGTGTCCGTCCAAATCCAGCGCGTGAACGCCGCGCGCATCTTCTGCGCGACGTCGTTGGCCTTCTCGGTCGCCTCGGGGTCGACGTGCGTTTTGCCCTGATCGTCGCGGAAAGTGACCTTGATCTGGCGGTTGTTCAGCACCGCGTCAAGGATCTGTCCGGCGTTCATTTTCGGGGTGTTGAACTCCGAATAATTCGAGCTGGACTGCTCGGCCGACCACGTGCCGAGCCGCGAGTTGTAGGTGACGTCGATGTTCTCGTTCAGCGCCTCGCGCGCGAACGCGGCGACGTCGCTGGCCGGAATCCAGTTCTGGCCGAGCTTGACCGTGATCTCGCTCGGGCCGAGCGGCTTCGGCTGCACGGCCAGCAGCGCCTCGACGTTGCGCTGATACTTCCGGTCGGTGCGCGCCGCGGCCTCGGCCTCGCGAAGCTTCCGCACGACGTTGCCCGACAGATACGCGTCGGCCGTCTGCCAGCCCTTCGCCGGGTCTTCGTAGATCGCGGTGCCGAGCGCGTCGATGACCTCCTGCCGGCTCATGTTGGCAAGCCGCGCAACGTCGTCGAGGTCGAGCGAGCCCTTGTTGTTGAGCGACACGAACATCGCGTCGTGCGTCGTCTTGATCTCGGGCTCGCGCGGCCGTTGCAGCACGCGCTCGGACAGGACCGGCGCCTTGACGATCTCGCCGTTCTCCTTGATGTGCTCGAGCGAGTAGGCGAGGGCGCCGTCGACGTCCAGGCGCAGCAGCGGGTCGTTCTTGAACCGCTTCGTCACGGTCACGGTGCCGTCGTCGGCCGTGCGCTCGATCGTGCTGTAGGAGAGCAGGTTGCCGTGCTTCGCGACGAACGCGTCGTAGGTATCGGACAGCGCCTTGAGCGACTTCTGCCAATCGCCGTCCGTGAGCTGGTCGAGCTGCGCCTGCTTCAGCGCGTCGCGCAGGCCCACCCACGATTTCAGGAACGCCTTGTCGGCCGGCTTGAGCGCGATCTGCTTGCCGTCCGCGCCGCGGCGGTGCGTCAGCTCGACGCCCGTGCCGCTGTCGACCTGCATCAGCGTGCCGTTTTCGCCGACGTACAGGCCGCCCTCCTTCTTGTGGGTCGGGTTGAAGTCGCGTTCGAGCGCGACGGCCTTGGATGCGGCCGGGTTCTGCGCGCCCGGCTGATAGATGCCCTCGGGCAGGTTGGCGATCGCCTTCGCGAATGCCGCGTCCATGTCGACGCCCGGCTCGGGCACGACCGTGTACTCGTTGGCGCGGTACATGCTGCCGGTCAGCGCGTGCGCGCCCAGCACCATTTCCGGGTGCGCGGCGAAATACTCGTTGATCTGGGCCGGCCCCTGCGGCGTCTGCACTTCGGCCGTGCCGAGCCACTTCACGCCGTTGTCGGGCACGCCGGGCCCGCGCTTCTGGAGGAACAGCACGTCGGTCACGACTTCCGTGCCGGCGTTGTCCTTGAACGCGGTCTGCGGCAGCCGCACGGCGCCGATCAGGTTCGCGCGGTCGGCGAGATAGCGGCGTGCGCGGTCGCTCGCCTTGTCCATCGTGCCCTTGCTGGTGACGAACACGAGCATGCCGCCCGGCTTCACGCGGTCGATGGTCTTGGCGAAGAAGTAGTCGTGCAGCATGAACCCCTGCTTTTTGTACTCGGGGTCGTTCGTGATTACGGTCGACGAGAAGGGCGGGTTGCCGATCGCCGCGTCGAAGAACTCGCGCGGCATGGCCGTTTTCGTGAAGTCGCCGACGATGATGTTGCTCTGCGGATACAGCAGCTTCGCGATCGCGCCGGTCAGCGGGTCGTACTCGACGCCCGTGTACTGGCTGGTCGCGGCCATGCTGTCAGGCATGAGCCCCTTGAACAGGCCGATACCCATGCCCGGCTCGAGCACCTTGCCGCCGGCGAAGCCGAGGCGGCGCAGGCCGTCGTAGATCGACCGGATCACGCCCTCGCTGGTGTAATGCGCGTACTGCGTGGTGCGCTTCGCCTGCTCGTACTGCTCAGGCGTGAGCGCCGCCTTCAGGCGCTCGCCGAGCGCCTGCCACGTTGCGTCCTTGTAGCGGCCGTACCGGTCGGGGAAGATGCCGTTGGCGATCTCGGATGCGCCCCAGCCCGTGAACTTCGTCAGCAGCGCGGCCTCGTCCGGCGTCGGCCGGCGGCCTTCCTGCTCGAGCTGCTTCACGAGCTCGACGATGCGCACGTTCTGCTCGGCGGTCGCGCGCCACGAGCCGGTGCGCTTCAGCTCGCCCGGCTTTACGCGGTAGTCGTCTCCGACTCGGCTGACAGCGCCTTGATCGTTTCCATCGCCTGCGCCAGCGCGATCTCCTCGGCCGACTTCTCGGCCATGTTGATCGCCTGCGTCCGCTTCAGGGGTTGCGCCTCGAACTGCGGGCTCCCCTCCGTCACGACGTTGCTGATCGCGCTCTGCCGCGCCTCGCTGATCGCCTCCAGCGTCGTCGCCAGAAGGTTGCTCAGGAACGCGTCCAGCGTCCCGTCCGCCTTCATCCGGCGATACGCGTCCGGCGCCTTGTTCTGGAGAGCTTTCGTCAGCAGCTCCAGCAGTTGCGTTTCCGTCATTTTGAGCAACCTCCTTCGATTGCATTGTAGACGATGCCGATTGCGATGCAATGAGCTCATCATGCAGGCGCTTCGAGTCCTGCACGCTGGTCATGCCCTCGGTGTCGAGGCCGGGGTAGTTGCGCGCCGCCTCCCAGAACGACAGCAGGTAGGGCTTCACGGCGTCGCCAAGGTCGTCGGTCATCGCCTTGGCGTATGCGGCAAAATCGCGCACGCCTGCCTCGATGTAGGCGCCGGCGATCGTCATGCCGTCCATCACGACTTCGGGATCGATGCCGCTGTTGAGCTGGGCGCCCGACAGCTTCGAGCGCAGCCGCGCGCGGGCGGCTTCCACCTTGTCCGCCGTGAACAGCTTATTGCCGGCGAACCGGTCGGTGCCGGTCGGCGGCGTCGGCTCGGTCGGTGCCTCGTCATTGGAGGCCGGCGCGTTCTTGATCGGGTTTTGATCCGCAACATTCGTTGCCGCCTCGGCGGCCGGCGCGGCGTCACCCAGCGCCTCGCGCTTCCGCTCGATCCGGCGCTCGAGCTCGGCGTGCGCCGCGGCGTGCGCATCGGTCGGCTTCTCGGCCGCGGACCATGCCGCTTCCTCGGCGCGCGCGACTTCCTCGACCTCCCGCAGGGTTTTCGCGCGCACGAGCTGGTTCATGCGCTTCAGCACGTCGGCGCCCGGCGTTGCCGCTGGCTGCGCGGCGGCCGGCGCGGCGCCGATCTGCATGGCGGACTCGATCTTGCCGCGCGTCGACGGGCGCATCTGGTCGAGCGGCGTGCGCAGCAGCCGGCGGCCGGCGAGGTTCAGCTTGCCGTCGTTGACGTAGCCGGCGCGCGCAAGGAACGCCGTGCGCTCGGTATCGGTCGCGCGGCTCCAGCGGCCCGCCGCGTCGTCGGCTGCCTGCTGGGCGCTCGGCGAATTCTTCACGGCTTCGAGGGCCTGGTCGACGGGGGCGTCGAGCACGATCGCCTTGACGTCCTTGCCTTCCTCGGCCGCGGCGAGCACCTGATGGTGCCCGTCGATGATGTGCCCGTCGTTCGACACGATCACGGCGCGGTCGCCGGTCGCTTCCTTGGCCTGCGCGACCTTCTCGGGCGAGAACTCGGCCTGCGTCGGCTTCAGCTCGGCCGCCGGCACCATCTTCGTTTCGTGCTCGATGCCCTGCGCGTTCAGGTGATTGACGAGGCCGCCGTGCGATTGCGTCTGCACCTGCGGCATCTGATCGCGCGGAATGCCGAGCGTGCCGGACTCGGGCGCGAAGCGCTCCATGCCTTCGGCGACCTTCGGCTTGATCTCGTACCGCACCTTGCCCGTCTGCACGATCTCGTGCGTGCCGCCGGCCTTCTTCTTGTCGAGAAAGGCTTGCGCCTTCTCGCGCGAGCCGAACCACTTGCCGGCGTAGGCGTCCTTTACTGGAGCCGGTTGCTGGTCGGCGGTGACAGCTCCATCAACAGCGCCAGCCGATGCGCTCTCGCTACCGGGTTGAGCGGCAGCGGGCTCGGGCTGCGATTGAACGGATGCGCGAGCTTGTGCATCAGCACCAGTCCGATTTGCACCTTCATCGGTTCGAGCATTGGCGGCCTCCTGCGGCTTGATGTCGAAAACGGTGCGGCCGTCCTCGTCACGCGGCACGACCGTGAACACGCGACCCTCGCGCTCGGCCGCGCTGATCGCCGCGCGGTTCGCGTCGCCGCGATCCAGATACGCGCCGCTCGCGGTCGTCGCCGGCGCTTCTTCGGCCTGCTGCTCGACCGGCGCAGGCGCGCCCTCGTTGCGGCGATCGATCTCGGCCGACACCTTGCGGCGCTCGATCATGAACTTCTCAGGCAGATTTCCGCCGTTGCGCTTGCGCTGCGCGGTCAGGTAGCGCAGGCGATCGCGCAGTTCTTGCTCGCTCCATTCAGTGAGCGGCCGGGCCGGCGCATCTTCGCGCGGTGCCGGCCCCGAGGGCGCGGCGGCCTTCGTCTCCGGCTTCGTCTCGGGCGCGGCCGGCGCCGGCTCGGCCGGCTGCTCGTCCGCCGCCGGCGTCGCTTCGGGCTCCGGCGCGGCCGGCTGCTCCTCGGCGATCGGCTCGAAGTTCACGCCATCCTCGCCGGTCGTGATCCGGTATGGCTGGCCGTCGTCGCCGACGACGATGCGCTCTGCGGCAGGCGCGGCAGGCTGCGCGGCTTGCTGATCGGGATCGGCGCCGGCGGCGCGCTCCATCGCGCGGCCGATCGGGCCGGTCGGCTCGGCCGGGGCGGCGGGAGCGGCAGCAGCGGCAGCAGCAGCAGCATCGGCAGCGGCCGGCGCTTCCGGCGCAGGCTGCGGCGCAGCTTCGGGCGTCGGCTCGACACGCGGCGCGGCGTGCGGCGCGCGCGACGACATCGCGCCGGCAACGCCGGCCGGGCCCGCGCCGCCGAGCGCGCCGAGCACCGCGTCGGAGAACGTGCCTTCGGTGACGTCGGCCTTCGTGCCGGCGCCGATGTTCAGGCCCGTGCGCGAAGCGACGGTTTCGGACGGCTCCTGAATCGCTTCTTCAGCGGCGCCGAGCGCGGCACGGCCGCCAGCGCGCACCGCGCGACTACCTGCGGCGCCGAGCATGTGTTCGGCAGGAGACAGAATCTTGGACGTCGCCGCGCCGCCCATCGCGGACACGGGCGCCGTCAGCACGAACGCCCACTTCTCGGCGGCGTCCTCGGTGCGGCGCTGCGCTTCGGCACGGCTCATGCCCTGCGCGCGGAACGCACGATAGACCGGGCTCTCGGCTTCGAGCTGGCTGATTTCCTTCACGCCGCCCTTGCCGTCAGGAACCTCAACCAGCTTCGTCGCCATGTCACGAACGGCAGCGCGCGCCGTTTCGGCGCCGGCGCCGCCGCCGGTCAGGCCGCCCGCCACAGCGCCGGCCGTAGCCGAGCCGCCCGACAGGATGCTCGCGGCGATGATCGGCGCCGTCGAGCCGATGACGTCGGCGCCGAGCATCATGTAGCCGCGCACGCTCGGGTCTTTACCGAAGGTCCAGCTCTTGGGGTCGATCAGCGAACCGTCAGGCCGGCTGTCCTCCAGCGCTTTCTGCGTTTCTTTCGACACGCCTGCCTGCACGCGCTGCGCGAAGTTCTGCACCGCGTCGGCCGGCACGTCGAGCGCGTTGCCGGTGCGGTAGTTCGTGCCGAAAATCCAGTTCACGAGCGGCGTCGTGGTGTAGTCGCCGAGGATTTCCGCCACCTTGCCGATGCCGCGCAGGCCCGAGCCGATGCCCTTGTAGATCCCGCCGGCGCCCATGCGCGTGACGTCCTCGACGAGGCCCGAGCTGGTATCGGGCGTCTCGTCCTTCGCGACGTCGGCGAACGCGCTGGCCGGCTGCTTATCGAGCTCCTGCTGCGTCAGCACCTTGAAGCGGCCGGGTTCCTCCTGGTCGAGCTGCGATTGCAGCTCGAGGCGGCTTGCCTCGGCCGGGTCGAGCACCTTGTAGCGGCCCGGCTCCTGCGCATCGAGGCGCGATTGCAGGTCGAGCGCGCTGTTACCCGTGCCGCCGCCCGTGCCGACGCGGCTCGCGATCCGCGCGGCATACGCGCGCGTGGTCATGCCGCCGTCCGTCGTGTTCGGGATTTCGCCGCGCTTCAGCGAGGCGCGGTTGTACCCGGCCTGATAGCCGGCGGCGAGCAGTGCCGGGTCGCTCGTGCCGAGCACCTTCTGCCCGTAGGCGAGGTAACGCAGGCCGGCCTCCATGTTGTTCCACGGATCGCGCTGACCGGCGTAGGTGCCCATCATCTGCTTGTACGTGTCGGGCATGACCTGCATGCCGCCCACGGCGCCGACGTGGCTGTCCTTGCTGTTCCAGTTGCCGGACGACTCGAGCCCGAAAATCTCGAGCGCGACCTTCGGGTCGACGCCGAGCTGCTGCGCGCGCCGCGCCAAGTCATCGCGCGTCGGTGCGGCGCGGCCGGGCGCGGCCGGCGCAGGCGCGGCAGGCGCCGCCGGCGCGGCGGTCTGTTGCGGGGCAGGGGTGGTGCTGGTCGCGGGGGCGCCGGGGAAGCTCGGCAGAGAAAGGCGCGAAATGTCGTTCGCGCCTTCGGTGAACAAATCTTCGATGTCGCCGGCGGACGGCGTTTGCAGGAACAGATTTTTAGCCACGAGCTCCCCTCTGGTATCAATCGGCGCAGTGGTTCGATTCTATAACGAATGGTGCGCCGATCAAACCAGAGGGAAAGAGGCTTACCGGTAGACGATCTTCCCGGTTTTCGTGTCGAGCACGGGCAGGCCGCGCGCGGCCGGCTTCGCGCCGGCACCCGATGCAGCGGCAGGCGCAGCCGGCGCGCCGCCCGGCGCCTCGGTCGGCTTCATCCCGCCGTAGATGATCGCCATGTCCTGATCGATCAGCGCGCGCTGCTTCTCGACGGGCAGGCGGGCAAACGACGGGTCGTTCTTCATCCGATCGCCGAACGCGAGGCGCTTTGCCTCCTCCGGCGACGTCGAGCGCTTGTACTCGTTGATGCCGAGGATCGACGGCAGCGCGCCGTTGATGAACTCGTCCGAGTAGCCGCCGTTCTTCAGCGCGGCGATCTTCGCGTCGAGCTCCTCCTGCACCTTGTTCCGGCGGCTCTCCGCGTCGAGCTTGGCCTTTTGCGCGTCGCGGTCCAGGTTGTTCTCGGCGCGCTTGTCCTCGAGCCGTTCGCGGCCCTTCTGGCGCACGCCCTCCAGCGCCGTGTCGGTCGCCAGCTTCAGCTTTGCCTTGCCGACCTCTGCCGCGGCTTGCGCCTTCACCTTGTCCTGTTCCTGCTGACGCTTCCACGCCATCTCGAACATCTGCGGCGGCGACAGCGCGGCGAGCCCCATCTCGAGCATCTGATTGCGGTCGATGAAGCTGGTGCGCTCCTCGCCGGTCGAATCGACCTTCAGTTTGACGTTGAAGCCGGTGATGTTGCCGTCCTTGTCCTTCACGACCTCCTTGGATACGGGCGTCACGCCGTCGTCGTAGCTCTTGTACAGGTCCATGAAGTGATCGGCCGCGCCCTCGAGGTCGCCCATTTGCGTCGCGCGCCATGCCTTCGCCCACAGCGCCATGTTGCGCTTGCTGTCCTGCTGGTCGGCCCAATCCAGCCACGCCTGCGCCTTCGCCGGGTCGCCCTGCGCGAGGTACGTTTCCGCGATCTTCGGCACGCCCTTCTTGCGGAAGAAGTCCATCACGCTCGGCGCCTTCTTCTCTGCGAGCGCGCGGGCCTGCGCATCCGTCATCGGCTCGCCGCCGTTGATGCCGCGCGTCGCCGCCGCGACGGCCGGCGAGGATGCGATCGATGCGGTCGTGCCGCCGCGCGCCGGCGCGTCCATCGCGCGCGCCGCGCTGACTGCCGCGGCGGGCGTCGGCGCCGGCGCCATGCTGCCGCTGTCGGCCATCGGCGTGCCCTGCGTCGCCTCGGGAGGGATCTGTGGGGATTGCGCGGGCGCTGGCGTCGGCTCCGGCGTCGGCGCGGGAGCGGCGGCCGGCGCGGCGCCGGGCTGCTGCGCGGGCAGGGGCGTTGCGGTCGGCGTGCTCATGTCGACGGGCTGCGTCGTCGCCGGCGCTGCGTTGACGTCCGGCGCCGGCGGCGCGGCCGGGCCCTGCGGGCCTTGCGGCCCCAGACCGATGATCCGCGCCTGTTCGGCCTTGATCGCGTCCTCGCGTTCAGCCTTCGCAGCGTCCATCGCGTCCTTGGTCGCCGCTTCCGCGTCCCATTGCTTCTTCGCGTCGCGGAACTGCTTGCCGAGCGCCATTCCCTGCACGAGCCCCTGCGCGAACGCGCCGATACCGATGCCGTAGTTCGCCATGATTACCCACCGATTTCCATGTTGAAGTGCACGATCGCCTCGGCCGTGGCGTCGCTGATCGCGTTGAGGCGCCGCTGGTATTCCTCATACGCCTCGGGATGGTAGTGCTTCAGGTACGCGGCGCGCCCGTCCTCCCAATACGCCGAGCACGTCATGCAGTCCGGCGACGCGCGCATGACCTCGTAGTAGCGCGGAAGCGCGACGCCCTGTTCGTGCAGGAACGCGAACACACGGCTGTCGTCCCAGCCCTCGAGCGGGAACAGGTACTCGATGCCGTCCTCGACGTGCCCCGACTTGATCGGCGCGCGCATCTTGTCGGACGCCTTCTGCCCGCGGATCACGAGCGTGATGCCGTCCGCCTTCATCCGCTCGTGCATCGGCAGCATCAGCGAGCGCATGCAGCACGAGTACCGATCTTGGATCAGCACGCGCGAGCCCTTCGCCGCGATGCCGATCGGCGTTGCGTTCGCCGGCACGATGTCGGACGGGATGCCGAACTGCTCGATCACGGCCGGCTGGCAGCCTTCGATGCGCACGAAGCGCGGCACCGTGCGCTCGATCTGCTCGACGAGCTCGCGCGTTTCCGGGAAGCTGTCGCCGGTGTCCAGCCAGTAGACGGTGAGGCGGTCCCAATACGGCCGCATGAAGTACAGCAGCGCGAGTGAATCCTTGCCGCCGGAAAATTGCAGTGCGATGCGTTCGTGCCGCTCGATGATCTCTTTCACGTTCTCTCTCCTTAAAATGCCATGATGCCCGCACCTGCGATGGTGCCGAGCCCGCCCATAAGCCCCGCCGAGTTCTGCGCGGCTGCCTGCTGCTGCGCCGCCCAGATGCTGCCTTGGGTGCTGTACTGCTGGTTGAGGACGCCCGCGCCGCCTTGCAGACCTTGCATCGCGCCGGTGTAGCCTTGGCCGACGATGCCGACGTTCGCGCGGAAGTTCGCGTTCGATGCGCCAAGGTTGCCGGTCGCCGAGTTGCCGGCGTTCAGGCCGAGCCCAGCGGACGATGCCGCCTGCGACGGCAGACCGTTACCCATGTTGATCGCGTCCGCCCGCAGAGCGAGCGCCTTGTCGCGAACGTTCTGGCGTGCGGTGTTCGCTGCGCCCGCCGAGTTGAGCGCCGTCAACGTGTCCTGCGCGCGCGTGATGCCCTGGAATCGGCCGCTCGCCGGGTTGATACCCATGCTCGCCATCTGGCGCGTGTTGGCTTCGTTCGCCTGCTTCGCGGCCTGCTGCACGTCCGCCTGCGCCTCGGCGGCCATCTGCTCCTGACGCTCGGGGCTGTCGTAGTTCTTGGCCGTGTCGATGAACTCGTCCTGGAGCGGCTGGAACACGTCCTTGTACCGCTGGCGGTCCTCGCGGGCCCATGCGTTCGCCTGATCCTGCGTCGCGAGCTGCTGGTCCGTGACCTTCTTCGTCAGCTCGTCGAGCTCGGCCTGTCGCGCGCTGGCGACGTCGAACTGAGACTTCGAGAAGTCGAGGAAGTCGCGGCCGAGCTGCATCTCCTCGAGCGCGGCCTTGCCGATGTTCGGGTCGGGCGGCGGCGCGTCGCCGGCGTCCTTCTTGAAGTGCACATAGTCCCGCCACGTCGGCCGGCCGTCATCGGCCTCGCGCTCGACGGGCAGCTCGAACCCTTCGGCCGTGACAGCCTGCGTGTCGATCGGCGGGAACAGGAACGGCAGCAGGTAGACGATCAGCGCGGCGATCAGGCCGGCCCAGATGGCATTTTCAAGCATGTCGGGACTCCGGGGGGATGAAGCGGCACCACTCTCGCAGCATGCCGAGCGACACGAGGTCGCCATCGTGAGCGGCGCGCGGGTGGTATCCCTCGCGCCGGAAACCAAGGTGCTCGTCGAACTTCAGCGCGGCGACGTTTCGCGCGGGCACCAGACCGGTGACGCGACGCAATCCGCACTGGATGAACGGGTAGGCGAACGCGGCCGTCAGCAGCTCGCGCGTGAGCCAGCGGCTCGAGCCGTCGCTGGCGATGTGCATGTTGCAGTCGACGCCCGAGAAGCCGTCGAACACAACGACAGCATTGAGCTCGCCGCCGCGCTCCTGACCGATCGCGCGTGCGTCCGGCCGGAACGCGGGAACGCCGATGCGATCCTTCGCCCATGCGATCAGCCTGTCCTCGTCGTCGTAGATCAGTCGGTTCATAGCACGTCGCGGTAAGAAATTCGCACCATTCTAGCTTTTTCGCACCACTGCGGACACGATTAAAGGCGCTGCGCGATCGTGCGCATCGCCTCGAACAGCATGCGCACGTCGTCGCGCAGCGCGTTGAAGTCGGCCGCGGTCGGCGGCCCGTTGACCTGCTTCGACTTCATCGCGCTCATGCGCGCGATAGCGCCCAAATCCTCGTGCCGCACGGCCTCGCGCGGGCGCGATCCGTCCGTGAGCTGCCCGCGCAGGCCCGCGAGCTCCTGAATCGACTGCACGGTGCGCTCGGACAGGCCGAACTTGTTGACGAGCACCCGAATGATCGAGGTTTCGACGAGACGGTCGGTCAGCGCGTCGCCGCGCGAGTTCGGGCCGGTCTGACTTGCGTTGAGGTCGCCGCGTGCCATGTCACACTCCTGCCAGTTCTGCGCCGGTGCCGGCGAGCGTCACCTGCGCGATGTCCGCGTTCGCGCTGACCTCGACCTCCCACACCTGCGCGAGGAAGCCGGACGGCAGCCGGCACGTCCGGTTGAGCTTGCTCACGGTCGCGACCGGCTTGCCGTCCGCGTAGATGGTCGCCGACACGAAGCGGCTGCTTTCGAGCCGCTTCAGCGCGTCGCCGTTGATCGGATAGACGTTGAGCGCGGCGCCGTTGAGCTCGCCGCCGATGCTGGCGTCGCCGAAGATGCTTTCGTTGTATGCCCTGGCCGCCTCGGCCGCCGCCTGTTCGGCCGCTTCTTCCTCGGGCGTCAGCAGCACAGATCCTTCGATCAGGATCACGCCGAAATTCGTAGGCTTCTGGATGACGTACTGCTTCGAGCGCCACACGAGGATTTCGTTTTCACTGTCCAGCGCGTCCCACTCGTAGATGTCCTGCCCCATGCAGAGGTACAGCTTGCCGTCGCTGATGTCGTACCACGTGGCATCCGCCTTGTAGTTCGTGCGGTGCAGGAACGCCTCCTGACCGGTCAGGTCGATGATGAAGCTGCCGCGCCGCGCCTGCCCGGACGGGTCGATGTACTCGTAGCTGGCGAGGTAGCGGCCGAAGAACTGGCCCGACACGAACCGGTCGGGCGCGGTTTTCAGCCAGTCGTTTCGCGTCATGAGCTGGTCGGTCACGACGCGCGCGCCGGCGGACGAGGCGACAACCAGGCCGTCGTGCGACGGGTAGGCGATCGCATAACCGAGGTCGACGAGCCCGCGCGGGTTGATGCAGGGCAGGTTGAGCTCGAGCTTTTCCTGCGACATGGTGTCCGGCGATGCGCCGGAGACGATGTAGGGCTGGCCGTCCGTCGCGACCACGATCGTCGTGCCGTAGGCGCCGAGCGCGACGATGTTGTAATCCATCGTCAGCACGTACTTTTCGGGCCACGCGTGCGGGCGCCACGGCTCGCAGAGCCAGAGCTCCTTGCCGCGGAACGCGGCCATCATGCCGTTCGGCAGCGAGATAAGGCCGGTCAGGTCGTCGGGCGGCGCGTTCCACTCCAGCGACGGCAGCGGCTCGTTTTGCTGGGTCAATGGCACGTTATCGACGAAGTTAGCCGCAGATGCGTCACGTTCGGCGATGAAATAGAGGTCCGTGCCCGACAGGCTCGTTTGCGAGCGGTAGATACGCTGCTTCGTGATGTTGCGGCCGGCCGGCGGCGCCTGAAAGCCGGAGAGGGTGACGGTCTGCCCGGCCTGCCAGTTCACCTGATTGGAGATGGGCGAGGGTTCCGACTCCTCGCCGAAGCCGGTCACGAACGTGTAGACGTAGACGCGCGTGAACACGTCGCCCGTGCCCGTGCCGTTCGTCGCGGCGGTCAGCGCGGCGCTCGGCATCGGGACGGCGAGGGGATAGGTCGTCGCGCCGACCTTCATCTTGGGCGGCCCGTCGCCGAAGATGTAGAGGCGATCGGTCGCGACCGGGCCCGGCGCAACGTAGACCGGCTTATCCCACGCCAGCCACGTCGGGCCGTCGCGGTAGATGGTCTTGATCTGGCCGGCGGGGATGTCGCTGATCCGCGCGGTGAACTTCGGTTTCCGGTAGGGCGAGAGGCCGCCGGATTCCAGGCGTGCATTGGTCGCGTTCTGCGCGGCGGTGTCGGGCAGCAGACGCGGCACAAGGCGCGGGATTTCTCCCGAGAACCCGGTGATCTTGATGATGGTCATGCAAACCCCTCGATGCGAACGCGCCTGCCGCATTGTACAGTGCGGCACAGTGCGACACCAAGGGCGTCAGCCTGTCAAGATGCCAGAGGGTCGACCACGCCGATGCCGGTGTACTCGATGAACGCCAGCGCGTAATACGGCGGCCGGTTCTCGTGCGCCGCCCCGCCGCCCGCGTTCTGGGTGCTGACGCCGGTGTAAGCGCCTTGGATCGCGATGCCGGTGTAGGCGCCATAGATGCCGATGCCGGTGTAGCCGGTGAGCACGGCGCCGCCGGACACGACCTGACCATTCCCGTTGTACGGCGTCACCGTTCCGCTGCCCTGAGCGCCAAGGTTGTAGTAGTTCGAGTACGTGTTGTGGGCGTGGCCGGGGTCATAGACGCTATGCGCATGGCTCGGGTCGCTTACCCCGTGAGCATGGCCCGGATCGGATACCGCGTGATTGTGCGCCGGCATCTGGCTTGCGGCGAGCACGACCGTGTTGGCGCCGCCAGTTGCGCCCGGCGCATACGAGGTTCCGGCGCCGACGATGAACCGGTCGCGGAGGTCCGTCGTGCCGTTCGTGCCGTCCGCGAGCTGCCAGCCGGGCCCGTGCACCGCGGCGATGTCCGCGATCGCGCCGCGCCACACCTTGATGTCGCCCACGCGCGGCCGAATCTGCGTGACAGCCGCCGTCAGGGCGCTGAACATCGCCGTGAGCGTGCCGGCGGTGAGGCGGTGCTCGAAGCGATCGCCCGGAACGAACGGAAGCGCCTGGGTGCCCTCCTGCGCACGCAGCACCGTGAACGTGTCGTCAGAGCGCGCCGTGACGCGCACGATCTCGACGTGGCCGGCCGCATTGACGAGCGTGCCGGGACACCAATCGCCAGCGGCAAGGATCGGGAACGACTCGCCCTGTCCTGGCTGAAGCGCGATCGTATCGCCGTCAGCGGCCAGCGCGGCAGCCAGAAACCCGACGCCGTTGTTCGACAGTTTGAGAGCCATAGTCAGGCTCCCACGTACTGGATGATGGCGAGGGCGTAGTAGGGCGGGCGGTTTTCGTGCGCGGCGCCGCTGCCGGCGTTTTGCGTGCTGATGCCCGTGCCTGCGCCCTGAATGCTGATGCCCGTGCCCGCGCCGTAGATACTGATACCGGTCGCCGCCGCGCTGATCGAGCCGCCCGCATAGCCGTTGATCTGGAATGCGCCGCCGCCCGTGCTCGAGGGCGTCAGCGCCGCGGTGTTGTGGCCGTGCGTATGGCCCGGATCGTAGACACTGTGCGCGTGCGTCGGATCGCTCACGCCGTGCGCGTGGCCGGGGTCGTTCACGCCGTGGTTGTGCTGCGGCATCTGCGCCGCGGTTAGCGCGACGGTTGCGGCGCCGCCGGTGTTGCCCGGTGCGTAGGAGCCGCCCGCCGCGACGATGAACTTGTCGCGCAGGTCGATGGTGCCGTTCTGCCCGTCCGCCAGATACCAGCCCGGACCATGCACGGCCGCGATGTCGGCGATCGCGCCCGACCACATTTTCAGGTCGCCGACGCGCGGCTTGATCCGCGCGAACGCGGCCGACAGACCGTCGACGTCGCCGACGATCGACATCAGCGCGCCAGCCGTGAGCCGATGTTCGAAGCGGTCGCCGGGGTTGAACTGCTGCGGGCCGGTGCCTTCCTGCGCGCGTTCGATAGTAAAGGTGTCGCTGCTGCGCGCGATCACGCGCACGACCTCGACAGTGCCGGTCGAGTGCACCAGAGTTCCGGGGCACCAGTCGCCATCGGAAAGAACGGGAAACGCTGCGCCCTGTCCGGGTTGCAGCGCGAGCGTCGTACTGTCGGGGTCAAGCGTGCCGGCGAGAAAGCCGACCGCATTGTTGGAGAGCTTGAGAGCCATGAATCCCTCGCAATCGTCGAAGTCACACGGAAGCCTTGAGCGGGAGGCTTCAGCGTGATGAGCGGACGATGTGCGAGGGGTTGGTCATCATGGGCGCCGCCGGGCGCAAGGAGAGAGGAGAGAATCCCGGTGCGGCACGCGTGAATTGTAGCATCAGGTGAGCACGGGCAGCACCATGATCCGATCGCCCGCGCCGGCGCGCAGCCAGTTTCCATCGATGTTCGATACCGCCCAGAGCCCAACACCATCGACGCTCGTGTTCGCCCAGCCCAGCGCGTACGAGATGCCAGTGGTGACGTTCCAGACCCAGACGGGGCGGTGATCGCCGTTCGCCCATTCGCCGGTGATCGACACATAGCCGTCAATCCTGCGCGCGTTCCCGTCGTAGATCATCTGGGCCTGCCGGAGCTGGCCGTTGAAGAACGGCACCCAGAAGTCGGCGGTGGTCGTCGCGACTACGCCGCCGACGTATGAGGTGCCCGGATTCCCGTCGTAGCGGCAGCCCTTGTCCCAGAAGTCGGACACCGAGATTGGCTGACGATCGCCGGGCCGCTGCGCGAGGCGCCGGAACCAGTAGTTGTTGAGGTCGTTCGCAGCGACGGCCGCGTTCAGGCCGTCCATCCCGAGCTCGACCTTGATGCGGTTGATGTCGACCGGACCTTGCGGAATGGTCATTGGCGTGCCTCCAGCTCTGCGACGCGCTCGTCAAGCTCCTTCAGCGCTTCGGCGAGGAGCGCAGTCAGGTTCGGGTAGGCGATCGACTTCATGCCCTTCTCGTCGGTGCGCACGACCTCGGGCACGATCGGCTCGACGTCCTGGGCGATGAAGCCCATGTGCCGCGTCTTGTCCTTCGAACGGCGCCGCGTGAACGTCACACCGACCAGCTCGCGCACCTTCGCCATCGCGCCCTTGATGCGCTTGATGTTTGACTTGACGCGGCGGTCGGAGAAAGCGCTCATGTTGCCGCGCGTCCAAAGGTTGCCGCCCTCGTCGATCCAGCCGAGTTCCGCGTTGTATGCCTGATTGATGAACCGGATTCGTTGGGCACCGCCGTTGATGATGTCGGTGTTGTTGTCGGCACCAATCTGCATGACGATGCGATCCGCGCCACCACTACCCTTCATGTAGATGCCGCGGCCGTTGTCGAGATACAACGCGCCGTTGCTGATCCTGACGTTGCCGTTGACTTGCAGCTTGCTACTCCCGTCATCGGTAGCCGAGCCGACGAGCACGCGGCCACCCCAGCCGGCGATGACGATGTTCTTCTTTGCCGTATTGCCGCTGTTGAACGCCTCGATCGACAGGCCACCGCTGTACGCATTCGCCGAGATCGCGCCGATCGTATCGTTCGCCTGCGAGTAGAGCTGCACATCGCCCGTCACCTGTCCGCCGCCGAGCGGCAGATAGGGCAGCGCGAGCGCCGCCGCCGCCGTAAACCGCAGCTCGACGCGATCGCCCGCTTTGAGCGCGAGCGCGGCCGTGCCTTCCTGAGCACGCGTGACCGTGAACAGCGTGCCCGCGCGCGCGGTGCAGCGCATAACCTCCATCGAGCCATCCGGCCGCACGACCGTCAGGGGAAACCAGTCGCCCGCAGCGAGCGCCGGGAACTTTGACGCGTCGACGACGGGGATCGCGTTCGATCCGGCCGCAACATCCCCGGCCAGAGTCGTTACCGCGTTGTTCGCGAGTTTGAGTGCCATAAGTTACCCCAGAGTGCTGAGTGCAGTGACCATCTTGCGGATGATCGGAAGTGCGACGTAGGGCGGGCGGTTCTCATGCGCCTGTCCACCGCCCGTGTTGTCGAGCCAGATGCCGGTGCCGGACCCATAGATGCTGATGCCGGTGCCGGAGCTGTTGAGCCAGATGCCCGTGCCGGATACATCCGTGTTGCCGTTCATCGTCCTGCCACCAGTCCACGTACCCATGCCGGTGTCGTCGAGGCTGATGTTGAACCTCTGGAACGCGATCGAATGTGCGTGACCGGGATCATTCACCCAATGGTTATGACCGGGATCGGCGACGCCGTGCGCGTGGCCCGGATCGCGCACGTTGTGATTGTGGGGCGGCATGTGTTCAGCGCCGAGCGTCACGGTGTTCGCGCCGCCAGTCGCGCGGCGCGCGTAGCTGCCGCCAGCGCCGACGATGAAGCGGTCGCGCCAGTCGGGCGTGCCGTTCTGGCCGTTGCAGACGAAGTAGCCGGGCGGCGGCGGATCGTCGCTGTCCCAATACTTCACCGTTCCGACCGGCTCGAGCAGGTCGAGAATCTGGTACAGCGCGCGGAGATTGACGGTATCGTCGAGGTTCGCCTTAGCGGGCGTGGTGGTCGGCGAGTGCTTTTGCAGGTCGAGCAGCGCGGCGGACGTGGCGCGAAGCTCGAAGCGATCACCTGCGTTGAAGTCGAGGGCCGCCGTGCCCTCTTGAGCGCGTTCGACCGTGAATGAGTCGGTTGATCGCGCGGTTGCCTTGACGATCTCTGATGAGCCGTCGACCTTGATGAGCGTGCCGGGGAACCAGTCGCCCGCGGCGAGCGCAGGAAACTTCGCGCCATCGCCGGGGAGAACAGCGATGGTCGTAGCGTCCGCCGCCACTGATGACGCCAGCTTGCTCGCGCCGTTGTTGGTAAGTTTCAGGCCCATATCAGTCGCGCACTCGAAGCTGAAACTCGACCTGCTTCACGCGGCGCTGCGCCGTGGTCGCAGTCACGATTATAGATGCGGTCTTGCCGCTCACGCCGTCGACGAGCCACACCTTGACGGTTTCCGGCTGCGTGATGACCTGCGTGGCGCTGACCATACTTTCGGGCGGCTGCACGGCGGCCGTCGCGGTCGCGATCGTGTCGCCGTCCGCGAGCCAGCGCGAAAAATCGATGTCGTAGTCGAGCTGATCGACCGGACGCTTCATGAAGATGCCGAGCATTATGCCTCCGCGATCTCGAGCTCGCGCTGCGGGCGGGGCACGCGCAGCGCACGGTTTTCATGGTCCACGCGCATGCCGCGCGCGCGTGGCGCCGGGTAGATGGTCGACGGCACGACGACGACACGCGCATCGCGGGCGGCGAAGGCCAGTGCCATAGCGAGCGAGCCGGAGCCCTCGACGAGCCGATACTGCCGCGCCTCGTCGCGCAGCAGCTCCAGCGCCATGACGACGGCGCCATCGCCATGCACGTGATTGCCGACGCGCTCGCGCGAGGCCGCGCGCAGCATCATCTCGATCGTGCCGCCGTTCTGAGTGACCAGATGCGGCACGCCGCGCGGGTACAGCCACATTTCGGCGAGGGCTTCGCCCTTGATCGGCTGAACGTTCCGGGCCCGCCCATCGGCGAACAGCATCATGGCCGACGTCGCGAAGCCGTGGCGCCCGGCCGCCGCGCGCCCTTCGGCCGTTACATCCAGCTCGAGCGTCGCGTCGCCGCCGGCGTGCGCGATGATGCCGCCCTGACCGTAAGGCCACGTCAGCATCATCGTCGCGTGACCGCCGGTGCCATACGCGATCTTGCCCTCGCCATCGGCGCCCAGCTCGAGCACGGCAATGCCGTCCGCCGGAACGCGCCGCGTGCCGTCGCCGGCTACCTGGAGGATGAGCGACGGGAAGCCGCCGCCCATCGCGCGCCGCGTGCCTTCGCCGCTCGCCTGAAGAATGAGCGACGGGAAGCCGCCGCCGCGAGCCACGTTCGCGCTCACGCCCGATCCGGCGAGCGACATCGCAGCTTGGCCGAAGCCCTGCTGCGTGGCCCACCCGTTGATCGGGGTTTCGTTGAGCGCGTAGAGGTTCATGCGCTTAGAGCATCTGGACGGTCAGCGCAGCGACGTCGAACACGAACACGTCGCCCGGCTGGAGCGTGCGCGGCGTGTTGAGCGCGGCGTAGCAGAGCATGTTGCCGCCGGTCGGCGCGTCGTAGATCGCGAAGTGCGTGATCGTGACCGCCGACGTGCCGTTCATCGACGGGTAGAGCACCTGCTTCGTGTTCGTGGTCGTGCCGTTGTTCGGCGGCGCCCAGCCCGAGCCGATCGCGCCGCCGACCTCGGCATCCTTGCGGACGTAGGACGGCCATACGCTCGTCGCGACTTCATTGCCGCCCGTCTCGCCCGGATTGGCGGTGTGCAGCGACAGATACGTCTTGGTCGGCAGCGGGAATGCCTGCCCGCGCAACAGCGCGTTGATGACATTATTTTCGGTGTAGTCGGATGCGGCGGACATGATGCCTCCTTAGAAGAAAGTCGCCTTGGTACGGACGGGCGCGCGCTGCTGCCCCGCTGCCTGGAGCTTCGATTTCCGCCCGAGGGCGTTGTCGAATTTTCCCTGAAAGAACACGGCCATGTTCGGGTCCGTGAACGTCTGCTTCGGCAGCATCAGAATGCTGCCGAGCGCGCCCCACGAGATGGTCGTGGCGTATTCGCGGAACAGGAAGTCGGGTAGCTGCTCGCAGTCCTCGGACGGCTTCAGGCGCAGCCACACCTTCACAGATCCTTGCTCGACCGGCGTAGGCACCACGCGCACGGTGTCCGGGCATACCTGCGTGAACCACTGCGGCTGTCCGGTCCAAAGCCGGGCGTCCGAACGCCAGTCGGGATAGCGGTCGTCGAGCCAGTCGAGCGAAGCCGGGTTGAGCTTCTGACCGTTGAAGTCGCACCGCTCGATCTCGTGGATCACGGCATCTTGCGGCGCGCACATGACGTTCGGATCGTCGCCGAGCTCGAAAGTGTCGTCGAAACGCCACAGGCGCGTCGTCTCGCAGAAGTCGCGCGCGGCCGCGCGGATGTGCTCGATCGCGGTCGGCTCCGGGCAGCCCGGAGCGAACGGCAGAACCTTCGTGAGGAAAGCGTCGAGGTCGGTCATACGTGGTTCGCGTTCGGCGAGTTAGCGGTGGTCTGCTGGTTGTTGTCCGTCACTGCATCGACGAACGCCTGATAGTGCAGGGCGGCGACCGTGCCGTTCGCGAACTCGCTGTCCTTCGACAGCGCGCGGTAGCAGATGTACGAAACGAGCACGTTGATGTACTCGCCGCCCATGTCGAGCGAGTCGGCTTCTTCCGTGACTTCAGGCGGCAGCTCCGAATGGAGCGTTTCCACCTTCGTGCCGGCGAGGGCCGGCGGGTAGACGTAGAAGATGCGCGGCGCGCGCTCGTCGAACGTGAAGTGCTTCACCACGTTTTTCGGCCGCGCCGTGTGCCAGTCCGGGTTCTGGTCGTCGAGCAGGTGCCGATCGACGCGCCGCACGATCCGGCCGGGCGTCACGCCGTCCGCGGCGATGTTGCGCACGACGTCCAGCAGCTCGACGCCGCGCGCCGGAATCTCTTGCCGCGTGCCTGCCGCGAGCGGCAGCACCGTCGCGACCGAACGCGCCGCCGGCCGACGCACGATCGTCTCGCGTGCGGCGTCGTTGATCCAACGCAGCAGCTCGGGCACTTCCCAGCGGATGTGATCCTCGTCCTGGAGGATTTCCCCGGCGCGTGCGATCAGGTCGGCGGCAGCGATCGGCATGGCGTTACTCGGCAGCCTCGGCGAGCTTCGCCTTCAGCGTCTCGACCTTGATGTTCGCGGCCGGCTTGTGCCCGAACTTCGCGGTGTACGCGGCGACCAGTGCGGCGCGCTCGTCGACCGGGGCCTGCTGCGTCGGCGGCTCCGGCGCGACGCTCGGCTCGATCGTGATCTCGCCGTCCTCGAGCGCGTCGAGCACGATTTCCGTCTTGGTCGCGCGGTGCTCGTCGTCCAGGCCGTTCCAGTCCTCGACGGTCAGGCCGGAGTCCTGAAACGCGCGCAGCGTGACGTCCGTGAGCGAGTAGGTCTTGCCGTTGATGTTGAACGACGGCGGGAACGTGGCGCCCGCGACCTTGAGCTGGGTCGGATCGACCGTCACGGGCGGCGGGTTGTCGATCGGCGGCACGGTGCCGCGCAGCAGTGCGGTCGCGTCCGTCTCGACGGCTTCCGCGCCCGGCGTGCGCGCGATGCGGTATGCCTCGCGGATCGAAAGGAAACGCTCGATGTGCGCCTCGTTCACGACGTCCGCCAGATGGCGTTCATCGTCCGGCGTCGGCGCGAAATGGTACGTTTTGCCCGGCATCTCGACGAAGGTGCCGCCCTTGCGATGCAAGATACATTCGATCTTCATGAACTCCTCTCCTCAAAGGCAGTCCGGGGGCCGAAGCCCCCGGCGTGGGATGCCGACTTACGCCGGCACGTACTTCAGCAGCAGGCGCAGCTTCTTGCCCGCGATCGACGCACCCGGCGCGGTCGTCACCTTCGCGCCGATCGAGCGGTGATTGTCGGTCGGCTGGATCGTGAAGGCGGACACGAGCTCCGTGCGCACGGCGGCGGTGCCGTCGACAGCCTGCGCGGCGAAGATTTCCTTGCCGCAGGTGCGGGCCGGGTCTTTGTCGCCGACTTCGCCGGACATGATGCCGATGTCGACAGCGAGCGTGTCGAGCGCTTCCGACACGAGAATCGCGTCGGTCGGCGTGTGGGTCGCCGGCAGCACGGCGAGTTCGATGATGTCGCCCGCGGCCAGCGCGGTCGCCGGCATCGTGAACTCGAACACCTGCGAGACTTCATCGCCCGCGCAGTCGCCGTTCGGCGTGTTGCGCTGACCGGTCGCCCAAAGGCTTTGCAGCAGAGACATGATGGATACCTCGTTCAGTCAGGGTGGTAAGGGTGAGCCGCCCGAAGGCGGCCCGTGCCGGTCAGCGATTAGCTGTGCTTCTTCGCCGCGGTGTCGATCGAGATGACGCCGAAGTCCTTCTTGTTGAAGCGAGCCTTCTTCATGCCGGCGATGAAGCCGGCCGCGATCGCGGGCTCGTTCTCGTAGTCCTTCGTCGTTTCCTTCCAGTCGAACCGCAGGCCGCTCGCGGTGCCGTAGGCGATCACGCCAGCCTGACGGCCCATGAACAGCGCGCGCGCTGCTTCGACGTTGCCGCCCGCGCCGTAGTCGTTGAAGCGGATCGCGTTGCGGTGCTTGTGCAGCACGACGTTGTTGATCATGCCGAGGCCGCCCTTGAAGATCGGGTTCTTGGCGCCTTCAGCAGCAGCCGCCGCCTTCTGGAAGTCGATCCAGCGTCCGCCCGCCGCCGTGCGCATGTCGGTCGCCTGATACTCGGACATGACGCAGACGTAGTGGTCGTCGCCGTCGATGCTGACCGGGACCATGTTCGCCGTTTCCGGGTTCTCGGCCTGCATCATCGCGGCCTTTTCCACGGCCTTCTCGATCACGAGCGGGTCCATGATGTCGTTGGCCGTGAGCGACGCCTTCGACGTCGCGGCGCCGCCGTACAGCAGGTGGTCCGCGTCCGGGGCTTCGAGCGGGTTGCCCGCGTAGCCCTGGAAGTCCGGCGTTTCGATGAAGTCGAGGTTGATGCCGCGCGCGCCCGACAGGTAGATGAACAGCAGCTCGTCGGTGAACTTGTAGAAGTAGTCACCGAGGCGATCGCGCGCGATGCGGCGGATGTTGTGGACCGTGCGCTTGCGCGACATGCGACCGCCGGCCGACACCGAGTGCCGCACCTGATCGATCTTCACTTCGTCCTGGTAGAAGCGAAGGTTTTCTTCCTTGCCTTCCACGCGGTTGTCGCCGTAAGTCGGCTTGCCCCGCAGGTGGACGGAAAGGTCGAACTTGATGGTGTCGCCGCTGTCGGATTCCAGCTCGGTCTTACGCTGGATGACGCTGTTCTCGGACGTGCCGATGAAACGCTGCTCGAAGTACGACTTCTTGCGGACGTCGACGGCGAGGTCGGCAGACCAACGCTTGACGGCTTTCGGATCGCCGAAGGGGATGACGGTAGTGGTCATAGAGATGCCTCGATGAAAGTTGTTGAACGATCACCTTGGCACCTCCTGCGCCGCAGTTGGCCCGATTATCGAACAGGTGGTTAGAAAAGGCAACCAGACAGATGAAGCCGACGATCCACGTGCGACTGGCCCTGTTCGGAATGGTTGCGATCCTGATCTTCGCCGCGTTGCGCGGCCTTGGGCTCGTGTGATTACGCGGCGTCGGCCGACAGTCCGACCTTCGCCGCGATCTGCGCCGCCGTCGACGGGGCGGTGCGCGTGATGGGGACCGACTTGTCCGCCTGGATGGACAGCCGGGCGACCTTGCCTGACTTGTCCTCGAGCGTAATCACGGCGATGTCGCCGATCTTCACGCTCTCGCCCGGTTTGATGTCCAGCTTCAGCATGCGGTCCCCTGTTGGTTAGACGGTCGGCGGCGCGTCGTTCGTCTGCACGATCGGCCGCGCGACGTGGTTGGCGAACGCGCTCACACCGCCCGAGCGCGCGATCTGGCCGCCTTGGCCATCGTCAGCCGTGTAGTTGAACACCGAGCACTGCACGGTGACGTCGGCCTTGTCGTCGTCGCCGAGCAGGTCGATGACCGCGCTCGCGTTGGCGACCACGGCCGCGCGGGCCCGCGATACGAGCGGATCGGCGCCGACCTTCCGGTCGAACTCGGCCGCGATCGCGGTCTTTGCGTCCGCTTTCGAGGCGGCCGTGACGCTGAAGGTGTAGTTCCCCATCATGGCTCCTTACGCGGCGCGAGCGGCGAGGTAGGCGTCCCGATCTTCAGCCGACATCTTCATCAGCTTCTCCTCGAGCTCGAGCGGGTCGGTGTCGGCGAGGCGGTCGAGCGCGGCCCAGCGTCCGCCGTCGACGTCCTGATTCTCGGCTGCCGGCACCTTGGCGAGGGTAGGCGGCGGATCGATCTTTGCGCCCTTCAGCGGCTTGCCGTCCTTCTCGTCCTTCTTGCCGCCGGTCTTGCCGCCCGCGTCCGCGCTCGGCGCCGGCGCCGCTTCGCCGAGGTCCGCGACGACCATCTCGTGCGCCTGACGCAGGATTTCGCGGCCGTCGAGGTTGGCGTTCTCCGGCTTCGCGGCGATCTCCTTCACGAAGGTGTCGAGCGCCGTCCAGCGCACGCGGCTCTTGCTGTACTCGGGGTGCGCCTTGTGCGTGAAGTCGTTGACCTGCCCCAGCCACGCGCTCATTTCCTGCTGCTGCTTCATCTCGGTCGCGATCTTGGCCTTGTCGATCGCGCGTTCGAGCTCGCGCTCCTGCCTGCCGAGCGCGTCGAGCTGGGTCTGGTACTCCTTGGCCGTGATGTCGCCGTTGTCGAACTGCTCGACGAGCTCGGCCTTCTTGTCGCCGATCTCCTTCAGCTTCGCATCGGCGTCCGCCGGCGCTTCGGCGACGAGCAGCGGCACGATCGGCTTCGCGCCCGTGTCGGCCGCCGCGTCGTCGTTGCCTTCGTCGCCCTTCTTGCCGGCATCGTCGCCAGCGGCGGCAGCAGCGGCCGCAGCAGCGTCGTCGGTCTTGCCCTTCGTGGCCGCGTCGTCGTCCGTCTTGCCGCCCTTGCCGTCGTCGCCGCCCTTGTTGGCGTTGGCGTCGTCGTCGTTGTCGTCCGTGGTGCCAGATTTGGCACTTTCGGCCGCGCGCAGGCTCTCGCCCAGCGTGGTCGTGTCGCCCGAACCGTCATCCTCCTGAAGCGCCTCGCGCTCCTCGTCGGTCAGGCCGGCCAAGAATTCTTCGCTGTATTCGCCGCTCATTCGATCCTCACTGTTGCGTGGGTTGCTGGGGTGCCACATCGGCCGGCGTTACAGGGCCGGGCGGTTGAGGCGGGTTAGCCGGAAGCGCCGGCTGCGCTACGGAAGCTGCTTGGCCGGGTGCTGCCGGCTGCGCAGGGTTCGCGGGTTGTGCTGGCTGCGCGGGTGCGGGCGGCTGGCCGCTTGCTGCTGCGTCCGGCTGGGGCGTGTTCGGATCATCCCAGCCCGATTCCTTCAGAATGCCGTCCGACAACGTTGCCAATTGTGGCATAAACGCGATCGCAGTAGCAGCGTCCGTTGCATCCTTGATCGCGACGACGCCCTCGCGCACGGCCTGCTTCTGGATGTGCGCGGCAGACGCGCGTGCTTTGAGCGCTTCCGCCTCGGCGCGCGCGGCCTTCGCCTCTGCCTCGCGCAGCGCGGCGAGTGCCATCGCGTCCTGGTACTGCTGTTCCTGCTGCTGCGCCTGCTCGCGCTGGATTTCTTCCGGCGTGGGTTCGTCCTGATCCGGGTCTTTCTGGCCGTTGATGGCGCGGATGCGCTTCACGAGCTCGTCGCGGTTCGGGATGTCCATGTTCTCGACGAGCAGGTCGAGCATGGCGATCGCGATCTGCGGCGGCATCTTGCCGATGAGCTCCATCAGCTCGGCGACGGCCGCCTGACGCATGCTCGCGCGCCACTCGGCCTCGTCGATGATGAAGTCGGCCTTCGTGCGCGTGATGTCATCCTCGGGCAGGCCGCTGTTGATCGTCACGTATTCCGGGTTGCCGCGGCTGTTCGTGATGCGGAACTGCTTCTCCTCGGTCATGTACTGCTCGATTAGGCTGAGTTCCTTCTCGCCGTGCTGCTGGAAGGCGAGGCGCAGGTTGTCGAACAGCTTGTTCGTCGCGACGCTGCCCTGTTCCTGCCGTGCCTGGATCGCGACGCCGGACACCGCGTTCGTCGAGCGGCCCAGCAGCTCGTCCGTCACGCCGCCGACCTGCTGGATCATCTGCATAGAGCGCGACGCGAGCTCCAGATGCGCCGGCGCGAGGTCGCGATCGACGTTGAGGTCGAGCTGCTTGCCCGGCTTCTTCTCGATCACGGCATCGGGCCGGGCTGCCTCGCGGCGGAACTCCTCGATGTCATCGACCGCGCCCTCGTCCATGATGACCTTGTTGGTCGACAGGATGTAGAGCGCCTTCGACAGACGCTTGTTCACGTCGTCCTGCATGCCGCGCATGAAGCGGATCACGCCGTAGGGCATGCCGTCGCGCGCGCGGCGGAAGCCCCAGATCGGGGTGAACGGGTAGCGGTTGTGCCGGTAGGGGCTCGGGCCCGCCCAGATCAGGTCACGCGTGGTCATGATCGCGCAGTGCATGCGCATCATCGGCGACACGGCGAGCACGGCGCGGCCGGACGCGATCTCGGCCTGATGCCGCTCGTCGTTCGGATCGTAGATTTCGCCGCGGAAGTCGGAGCGCGGGCCGCGCAGGCGTTGGACGCGCACGGGCATGCGGAACCATGCCTCGATCATGCGCACGCGCTTGCGGGCGTAGGTCACGGCGCCGCCCGCGACGTTGTTCATGGAGCGCTCGACCTCGGCCGAATCCATCGCATCGTCGCCGTCGATGTCGTCCGTGCCCCACGACTCGTAGTTATCGACGGCTGCCGCTTCGAGCTGCGCCCGGCGGTTCGGGAAGATGGACACCGCGACGTCTAGGTCGACCCACTTCACGCGGAAGATGTACCGGCAGTCGTCCATGTCGAGACGCCGGTAGGTGCTGTCCCAGAGGATGTTGCGCCAGCTCTCGGCGCCGGCATACAGCGGCTCGCCGTCGTTCTCGTCCTGCACCTGCGATTCCAGCCAGCCGATGCCGGCCTTCACGGCGTCCTCGAACGCGAGCGAGCGCTCGAAGGGCAGGTGGTTCACGTCGGACAGGTACTTGAGCAGCGCGGTCTTGCGCTCGGCCGCCTTGCCGCCTTCCTT